AAGATTTTGTAAAAACTTCTTGCGACTACAACCTTCAGCACAAGCACGTCTAACTGTCGAAAATGATGACAAAGGCAATATGTACTCTGTAAAAGATTTATATGAAGGTGTATACAAAGTTGTTGGTATACCTATTGTATTCGACTACTTCCATCACAAGTTTTGTACAGGCGGCATGACTGAAGAAGAAGCACTAAAACTTGCTATATCAACCTGGCCAAAAGGTGTAAAACCATGCACTCACTACTCAGAATCAAGACGTTCAGAACAAAAACTTGTAATAGAACAAATATGCGAAAATAATAATATTACAATGGAACAAATGCAAGACTGGCCAACTCTAGCAGGAATGTACAAAGAATTTAGTAAAATTAAAGAACAAGCACATTCAGATTATATTGTAGACGAAATTAAAGATTACGGCCTAGATATTGATGTTGTTGTTGAAGCAAAAGCAAAAGAACTAGCGGTACAAAGGTACCAAAAAAAATATAAAAAAGTTTTAACAGAAGTTTTACCATGTTAGATTTTTTTATTATATTAACTAAATAATAATTAAAAAGAGGAGAAAAAAATGGCAATTGACTTAGATGCAATTAGACGCAAACTCGGAGATTTACAATCTCAAACAACAAGGACTTCAAGCTTATGGAAGCCAAGTCCAGGAAAAAATCAAGTAAGAATAGTACCTTATCAGCATGATAAAGCAAATCCATTCTTGGAATTGTTTTTTCACTACGATTTAGGTAAAAGAAATTATCTTTCACCAGTAACTCATGGCGAATCAGACCCAGTAGTAGAATTTTCTGAAAAATTAAAATCAACAGGAAATTCAGATGACTGGAAACTTTCTAAAAAGTTAGAACCAAAAATGAGAGTTTATGTACCTGTAGTTGTACGTGGAGAAGAAGGAGAAGGTGTTAAATTCTGGGGCTTTGGTAAACAAGTATACGCAGAATTATTAGGATTTATATCTGATCCAGATTATGGAGATATTACTGACCTAAATAGTGGTAGAGATATTGTTGTAGAATTTACACCGTCAGAAGGTGCTGGTACATATCCTAAGACTACTATAAGAGTAAAACCTAATCAAACTCCAGCTACAGAAGATAAAAATTTAGCTGATAAAATCATGAATGGTCAAAAAGAAATTTTCAGTATTTTTAAGAAAGTTTCATATGATGAGTTAAAGGGTGCATTAGAATCTTGGTTAAGTCCAGATGGAGAAACAGAAGAGGCTGGTGATTTACCATGGGAATCTAATTCAAATGAATCTACTAATAAAGAGGCCGATAATAAAGAGTCTAAAGTTGGAAAGACTGATGATATTAGTAAGGCTTTTGACGATTTGTTTAGTTAATAGTTATGGTAGATAAAGGACAAGACAGAGACGGTTTAGCAGGAATCTTAGCAGATTCTTTGAACAAAAAGTTTAAGGACTATAAAGTAGCATACTTTTTAGACGGAGCAGATGAAACACCAACCGACCTAACAGAATGGATAAGTACTGGTTCATCTATGCTTGATTTAGCTATATCTAACAGAAAAAATGGTGGTATACCAGTTGGTAGAATTACCGAAATAACTGGTATGGAGGCTTCAGGAAAATCTTTAGTATCTGCACAAATACTAGCAAACACCCAAAGACAGGGCGGATTAGGAGTATTTATAGATACAGAAAATGCTGTAAATGAAGAATTCCTCCAGGCACTAGGTATTGATACAACAAAATTATTATATATTCAATTAGAAACTGTTGAAGATATATTTGAGGTTATAGATAATATCATTACCAAAGTTAGAGAAAGTGACAAGGATAGATTAGTGACCATAGTTGTTGATTCAGTAGCAGCCGCAACAACAAGAGTTGAACAAGAAGCCGACTATAGTAAAGATGGTTGGGCAACTAGTAAGGCTATTGTTATCTCAAAAGCAATGAGAAAGTGTACCAATATGATTGGAAGACAGAGAATTGCTTTAATATTTACAAATCAATTGAGGCAAAAACTTGGAGTTATGTTTGGAGACCCTTGGACAACAAGTGGTGGAAAAGCTCTTCAATTTCATGCTAGTTGTAGATTGAGATTAAAGGCAGCAGGTCAAATTAAAACCAAAGTTAAAGGTCAAGACCAAGTAGTTGGTATAAAGACCAAGGCCCAAGTCGTAAAAAACAGAATGGGTCCGCCTTTGAGAACTGCAGAATTTGATATTTACTTTGATAGTGGAATAGATGATTTTGGTGGATGGTTAAGGGTTCTTAAAGACTATAAGATGGTTAAACAAGGTGGTAGTTGGTATACTTTTACGAGAGAAAACGGTGAAGAAATAAAATTCCTTTCAAAAGATTGGAATGGAAAATTGGAAGCCGATCCAACACTCAAAGAAGAAGTATATAACATGATATGTGACAAAGTTATTATGGATTACAAATTAGATAATTTTGGAATCGATGACTTGGAACATACAGATGAAACTCCACCAGTAGGTTGATGTTAATTGTATTGTGTAAGTAGCTTAAGTGAACGTAGTGACCTTTACTTTCTGCTTGCAAATCTGAAGCTATTTTAGGGCTGATACCAATTGTTCTCTAATCGTCACTGTAGGAGAACTAGTACTAAAAAAGTGATAGAGCTTACACAATACATATTGTTCTACGAAAAAGGCCACCTTCCCGCGGTGTAGAATGTTAAGATTAAAAGTCCTCACTATGATAATGACTGATTTAATCAACTAAGAGCCTTTTATTTGGGGAATTAGCTCAGTTGGCTAGAGCGCTTGCTTTGCACGCAAGAGGTCATCGGTTCGACTCCGATATTCTCCACAAATTGTTAATAACTTTTCACTCAGAATTTTTTTAATTCAAATATTTTTATTATATTTACTATATGAATAAAAAATACCTAAATATGTTGGCAAGCTTGGAAAAACAAGAAATGCCACAAGATAAAAATGATAGGATACTAATCATTGACGGATTGAATACGTTTATACGTAGTTTTGTAGTTGTACCAACTGTAAATGATAATGGTACACATGTTGGAGGAATAACAGGTTTCTTAATGTCTATAGGATATGCAATAAGAAACATTAAACCAACTAGAGTTATTATATGTTTTGACGGTAAAGGTGGTAGCCAAAGACGTAGAAAACTTTTTCCTAATTACAAAGCAACAAGAAGAGTTAAACACAGAATGACTAGAATAAATGAATTCAACAGTGTTGACGATGAAAGAGTTGCTATGGCCCAACAACTACAAAGATTGTCGGAATATCTAGATCAATTACCAATTACTGTTATGTCAATAGAAAATATAGAAGCAGATGATGCAATGGCGTATATATCTCAACAAATATATCCTAAAAGCCAGTGTATATTGATGTCAACAGATAAAGATTTCTTACAACTTGTAGATGATAGGGTACAGGTTTGGTCTCCAACTAAGAAAAAATTCTATTTTAAGGATACTATAAAGGAAGAATTTTTAATGGATTCTAAAAATTTCTTAATGTATAGAGTTTTGACAGGTGATAGTTCAGATAATATACCAGGAATAAGAGGTGCAGGTTCTAAAACTCTAATGAAAAGACTTCCTATATTATTTGAAGATAAGAAGATTAGTTTAGATGATATTTTTAATCATATACAAGACTCAAATGATGGAACAAAATTAGCAGCAGATATATTGAGTAATAAAGATATGTTAGAATTAAATCATAGACTAATGCAATTAGAAGAAGTAGATATATCTGGTAGAGCTAAAGAGTCTATAAATAATATATGTAAACAAGGAATAAATAAGCTGGTAAAACCCAGCTTTATGAGAATGCTATTAGAAGATGCTATAAATATGAATATAAAGAATCCAGAATTATGGTTAAAGGATACGTTTTCTACATTAAATGCTTTTGCTATGAAAGAGGAAAATAATGAAGATAAATAAACTAAGTGATTTTGGTTATTCTTTTCAAATAAAGTTAATAGCTTTACTATTTAAGGATAAACTCTTTTTACAACAAATATTAGATATTCTAGATTCATCATACTTTGAGTCAGAAGCAAATATTGTAATACTTGATATTATTAAAGAATATTTTAAGGAGTACAATACATTACCAACTATTGAAGCCATGAAGGTTAAAATAATAGAAATGGAAAATGAGCTTCTAAAAAAGACTATTGCTGACAATATTAAAGAAGCTTTCAAACAAATGGAATCAGATGATTTAGATTTTGTAAAAGAAAAAGCTCTAGAATTTTGTAAAAACCAAGAAATAAAAAAGGCAATAATAGATTCTGTAGAATTATTAAATAGGGGTGATTATGATTCTATAAAAACTAAAGTGGATAATGCACTAAAGGCTGGTGTAGAAAAAGATGTGGGCCATGAATATAATATTGATATAGATGAAAGATATATGGAATCTGTCAGAAATACTATAACAACAGGTTGGGATGCAATAGATGATATTGCAGACGGTGGTTTAGGTAAAGGTGAATTAGGAGTAATGGTTGCTCCAGCTGGTATTGGTAAATCTTGGGCCTTAGTAAATATTGGAGCAAATGCTGTAAAAGCAGGACTAAACGTAATTCACTATACTTTAGAATTAAATTCAGCTTATGTTGGATTAAGGTATGACGCTGTATTTACTGGAATAGCTGCTCAAGAGTTAAAATATAATATAGATGATGTAAAGAAAAAAATAGGTAGTCTAAAGGGAGATTTAATAGTAAAATACTATCCAACTAAATCTGCCACAGTAAATACTATATCTGCACATATTCAAAGGTGTATGGCAAACGGTAAAAAACCAGATATGATTATTGTTGACTATGCAGATTTATTGCGTGGTCATGGAAAAGAGGTTAGGTTAGAATTAGGTAATATTTATGAAGACTTAAGAGGATTAGCTGGTGAGTATGAAATACCTGTTTGGACAGCATCTCAAGCTAATAGGTCAGCACTAGAAGATGATATTATCGGAGCAGAGAAAATTGCAGAATCATATAGTAAAATAATGACTGCTGATTTTGTATTATCTCTTAGTAGAAAAATAGAAGATAAACTTGCAAATACTGGTAGATGGCATGTTATTAAAAATAGATTTGGTCCGGATGGAATAACTTTCCCTAGTAAAATGAATGCTAGTAACGGTCAAATAGATATATATGTAGACACATCAATACAAGGAAAAGAAACAACTAAAGAAATGGATAATCATAATGAATATTTAAGAAAAATGATGAAAAAGAAATTTGACGAAATGAATTGATATATGTATATATCTATATTTATTAGTACAACTGGTCTAGCTGCCAGTTATTTTTTTCAATAATAACTTACAAATAAAGGGAAGAGAAATGGAAGTATCAAATCAAATATTATCAGAAATTACTGTTTATATGAAGTACGCGAAGTTTGTACCTGAATTAAATAGAAGAGAGACATGGGAAGAGTTAGTAACGCGTAACAAGGAAATGCATCAAAAGAAATTTCCTATGTTAAAAGACGAAATAGAGGAAAAATATAAATTAGTATATGATAAAAAGGTACTTCCTTCAATGCGTAGTTTACAATTTGGCGGTAAACCAATTGAAATATCTCCTAATAGAGTGTATAATTGTGCATATCTTCCAATAGATTCTATTGATGCATTCAGTGAAACAATGTTTTTACTATTAGGTGGAACCGGTGTAGGATACTCAGTACAAAGACACCATGTTGCAAAGCTTCCATGTATACAAAAACCATATCCTAAAAGAAAGAAAAGATTTTTAATTGGAGATTCTATAGAAGGTTGGGCAGATGCAGTAAAAGTTCTTATGAAATCTTATATGAATGGTGGTGGAAGTAGAATAGAGTTTGACTTTTCAGATATTAGACCTAAGGGTGCTCAACTTGTAACTTCTGGTGGTAAAGCTCCAGGACCACAACCATTAAAGGAATGTATTATGAAGGTTAGAGGTATGTTAGAACAAAAAGAAACAGGGGAAAAACTTACTACTCTAGAGGCTCATGATATTGTTTGCCACATCGCAGATGCAGTTCTTGCTGGCGGTATTAGAAGAGCGGCACTAATTAGTTTATTTAATGCTGATGATGACGAAATGATTAGTTGTAAAAGTGGTAATTGGTGGGAATTGAATCCACAAAGAGGTAGAGCTAATAATTCTGCAGTTTTAATGAGACACAAAATTACTAAAGAGTTCTTTTTAGACCTTTGGAAACGTGTAGAATTATCAGGAGCTGGTGAACCAGGTATTTATCTAAATAATGATAAAGATTGGGGTACAAATCCATGTTGTGAAATTGCACTAAGACCTTTTCAATTTTGTAATCTTTGCGAAGTAAATGTTTCAAACATAGAAGACCAAGATGACCTTAATGAAAGAGTAAAGGTTGCTGCATTTATTGGTACACTGCAGGCTGGATATACAGACTTCCATTATCTTAGAGATATATGGAGAGAAACTACAGAAAAAGAAGCACTTATTGGGGTTTCAATGACTGGTATTGGTAGTGGTAAAGTATTGGGATATGATACAAAAAAGGCTGCAAGTGTTGTTAAAAGAGAAAATACTAGAGTTGCGAAGATTATAGGTATAAACCAGTCTGCAAGAACCACAACAGTAAAACCGGCCGGTACTACAAGTTTAGTTTTAGGTACAAGTTCAGGTATTCATGCATGGCACAATGACTACTACATCCGTAGAATAAGGGTTGGTAAGAACGAATCTATATATCAACACTTAAAAAATAATCACCCAGAATTAGTAGAAGACGAATACTTCAGACCACATGATACTGCAGTTATTCAGGTACCTCAAAAAGCTCCTGCAGGTTCTATTTTAAGAACAGAATCTCCATTTGCTTTATTAGAAAGGGTAAAAAAGATAGCAACAGAATGGGTAAAATCAGGACATAGAAAAGGTTCTAATTCTCATAATGTTTCTGCAACTATTAGTCTTAAACAAGAAGACTGGGAATTGGCTGGGGAATGGATGTGGGAAAATAGAAAACATTACAATGGTTTATCTGTACTACCTTACGACGGCGGTACATATACTCAAGCACCATTTGAAGATATTACTAAAGAACAATACGATGAAATGATGAAAGCTTTGACAGAAGTAGACTTGTCAAATGTTATTGAGATAGAAGATAATACTAATCTTTCAGGAGAATTAGCTTGTGCGGGAGGTAGTTGTGAAATTACATAAAGATTGGATTCAAGAGTTATATTATAAAGAATTAGTAGGTTTAACCACTAAGGAGAAAACTCATGATGCAAATGGACGAACTGTCAAAAAAGTTAAAAAGGATTCAGAAAGAGATAGACGAGTTCCAGGAAAAATGTAAACATGAAAATCAACAAATAAAATTTGACGAAAAAAACAATGCTCGCTGGTTTTGTGATTTATGTCACAAAAATATTAGAATACCGAATCCAAAAGAATTAGAAGATTGGATTAAGCGTTAATTTGTTTTGATACTATATTTATATATATGTGTATAAGTGATATATCTGCATCAATAAATACAAACTTCGGAGACCTTACAACAGTACAGCTTTCCCAAAGTGTAATGAATAGTCTCCATAACTGGCCATGGAGACCAATATCTGCTGACGGAAATGCTAGTTGTAGTGTTTTTTATATATCTGAAAGTGTACAATCAAAGGACCGTAATAATGATTGTGTAGACTTTGTGTATCTATTTTTAGGTAGCGGTAGTTCAGCAAATAACCTTGTGTCTAGAAAAATACACACAGATGACGGTTTTGACTTTATTTGTGACGATGAACAAAAAATATTAAAATGGCTTTCAGGTAATACTGCTCCTTCTATAGGTAATGAATTTGTACATGCTGATGATGTTTTTCCTGGAACAAAACTGGTTTCTTGGATGAATGATATTTACCAATATGTGACTGTTACTTCTTTATCATTCCAAACACAAGAAGAATCTTGTGCAGTAAATTGGTTAACAACATTAACAAATAGTTATCAATTGGAAAATGGAATAGTAGTAAAGGGTTTTACTGGAGACGTATGTAGTTGTGCTCCTAGTGCAAGTATACATGAAATACCTTGTAATAGTACAATGTCTTTTTGTGTTTCAAATTCTTTTTCGCTTAATTTATCTGGATCAGAATCATTACCAAATACTACAAAAACTTGGACAGTTACAGATTTTGATGGCACAGAACTTATACCACAAACCTCAGAATCAGCAACAGCATTAGATGGAAATCTAAATTTATCCATAGACCCAGTATATGGTTGCTGTACTTGTTCTATTAGAATAGACTTAACTCACATGCATGATTCAGCATCTGCGTTTTTTGGAAATGAGACAGTTGCTGGTTTCACTGGACCAAGAGGACAAATGTCAAAGATACAGTTTATTAGAGAAGACTTGGCAGGTTTTGCAACCTTCTCATCACCTGCACCATCAGGATTCCCTAGTATGTACGCAGGTATAAATCAATTTTGGGCAATATTAACGCTATCAGGATCTGGAGGACCACAAAATGGTCCTGAAATATTTAATGCAAATATGGGAACTGCTCAGGTAGCAATGGTTGTTCCAACTGGTTCTAATGTAGAGGGTTCTGTAGACAATATGGTAGAACATATAAATGCTAGTTCTTCACATCCAACTTTTGCACAATGGTTTTCTGATGTGAGTGCAAGTAAACACGGAACAACTGACTTAGTATTACAATCTACAACTATGGGAGACTGTAGTGCACCTCATCTTGGAGGAAAAGGGTGGAACGCTTACTATATAAATTGGAGATATTTTGATGATATTG